TTGAATGTTTCGTATTTTATCCCAGGTATATTCCCATAACGCCTTTCATCCATGACATATGTCGAATAGCATAGATTATGGGCCATCATGATCGAGGGATATAGTGCTTCGAAATCTAGGGCTGTGATCGGGGTATAATAGGCACCCTTTTGTGCATCGAGTACGGTCGCACCTTCGTATGGTTCTTCTGGGAGAGAGCCGTACTTGATCGTCGGTACCATGTATCCCAATTCACGAGCCTTCTTCGTGAGCTGACTGAAGACTTTGATTTGCTGCCCCCTTTCAACCAAGAAACACAGGGGTACCCATGTCGCCTTCGCCATCTCCAGGAGGTTCAGGAGTGTACACAACTTCTTCATGAGTTTGTGTGGAAGAAGAGTATCCTTGATACAATACTCCGCAACTTCACCCAATTTTTTGGGATCACCTTCCAGATATCGAGCAAACATTTCTTTTGGGGGCATGTCGATTTTTTGGTCTCCAAGGTACAGTTTCGAGACCTCATTCAATTTGTACGAATCGAGTTTGTACCCCTTCTTCACTTCGTGGAACATATCGAAGATGAAACGTCCGGACATTGGGAGAAGTTTTAGGAAGTTATCACCTAGAGCACTCGAACTCAACTTTTTCAATAAAAGTTCAGTCGGAGTATCACGCAACTTACCCAAATTGTAAAACGATGAAGAACATTTCATAAACATCGCTCGCTTGTAGATATACTCAAGATCGAAACCAAAAATATTCCAACCAGTGATGATGTCTACATCCTTTTCTTGAATGTACTTCTGAAACGCTTCGAGCATTTCACGTTCCGTTTCAAAACTTACCACACCCGGACCCTCTGTTTTCTTGTAGCAGAGACATACCTTTTCATAAGGTTCATCCCTCCCAAAGGTACACAATGAAACTGCAATCTGGAAACAAGCATCACCAGGAATGTCTGCATCCGGAAACTTTCCAGTGGAACTGTTACACTCGATATCAACAGATGCCACTACGAAGGGGGCAATATCATCACGATCCACTGGTTTAAGCGTTGTCCAGTCGTTACACCAGATATCAATATCCACATTAGCGAGATGGGATCGTACACATTCAGGTCCAGTATCAAGCCACCCAGTCGACTGAATTCCCGTTCGGTGCATTAACCTCAGGACAGGGTCTAGGTTAGATTCATAAACATGATATTGTTTGAATGAATCGTTATACATGAAAACAGAATTCACCTTCCGACGATCTGCGAGGGTCTTGAAGTTTAGGCGCATGTACGCAAACTTCTCATTATTTTGAAATCCCCAAACATCTTTCTGTTGTGTGAGACTATAACTCGTCACGTGATCTGGGCGGAGTTTTTCGAGATCATTGTACAGAAGCCTTACCTCTTGTTGGGTTGTACCACGGGGTAACTTCACAAAGAAGTAGGGTTCAAACACTGTCGTCACACAGACAGATTTACCATCTTCAGTTTTACCCAAAATACTGATAAGATGTTCGTCATCCGTGTCTCTCGCCTCCCATGTCAGGGCCTGAAATATCACCATATGTTTATAATGAGCCAAAATTTTAATATCATTTACTAATAAATGTCTGCCGCTTTAATTGAGCTTGTGTCGGTGGGCGCCCAGGATGTCTACATCACGGGTGACCCCCAGGTCAGCTTCTTCCGTCAGAACTACAAACGCTACACCAACTTCGCCATGAAGCCTGAGCGCCTGGACTACATCGGTACTTTCGGTGCGAACAACGAGGTTACCATTCCCATTCGCTCGAAGGGTGATCTCATGAGCTACATTTGGATAGAGGATACCCTCATCTCGAACGTGATGACTAACGATGACGGTTTATTTTCCGCCGGTGCCTCCAGCCCCACTGAATTTCAGCTGTGGATTGGTGGTCAGAAGGTGTCTCAGCTCGATTCTCTCTACATCCAAGGTGTACACAACCCTCTCATGCGTGACTCGGCCGCCAAAGCTTCTTTCGCTACGACCACAAACACCCGTAAGGAGAACCACTCCGGAAACTACTACATGATTCCCTTCTTCTTTGGTGAAGACTGGACGAAGTGTCTCCCCCTCGTGGCGCTCCAGTACCACGATGTCGAGATTCGTGTGAAGTGCCGTGATGGTTACACTCCCACTGGTACCCCCAAGGTCTACGGCAACTACATCTATCTGGATACCGATGAGCGTAAATTCTTCACGGACAACGAGCACGAACTTCTCATCACCCAAACCCAGTACCAACTGGCATCTAACACCGATACCGAGATTGATCTCACATACTTCAACCACCCAGTAAAGTCGCTCCACGTCGTCTCTGGTAACGCCACTGGTAGCACATGGGGAGAGGAGTACAACTTCGACACTTCCTCACTCTACATTAACGGTACGGCCCTCTTCGAAAACACCTCTAACGTGTACCACCACGATGTCATCCCCGAGATGCACTGCACCGATCTCCCAGACAACATTCTCGACGATCTCCCCGTCTACTCGTGGCCTTTCTGTCTCACCATGAGCAAGATGCAGCCCACAGGTTCCCTGAACTTCTCTCGTATTGACAACGCCAAGCTCGTCCTTACCAACCCCACGGGTGGTAACCATCTCCATCGGGTCTATGCGGTCAACTATAACATTCTCCGTGTGAAGAATGGTATGGCTGGTGTCGCTTTCGGTAATTAATTCCAATTTTCAATTAGTATTTTCGTCTTTTCGTGCATCCGTTTTCCATGAAAAGTCTTATCCTTCTCCCCCTCCCAAATTGTGAGTTGGTCTTCAAGAAACCTCTTGAACTTCTCCGAGTCACAATTAGATTTGTATCGAACCTTTTCACCCTTAAGTGCCTGCTCCATAGCAGCTAAACGACAATCCATTGAACGCTTAGCAAGCTGATCAGGAGTGATACGAGTGGACACATCGGCGGTTTTCTTGTTCATATATAACATGGACGACTCTACACTTTATACCATTTTGTACTATTGCAGAGCGTGTCAAAGAAAGTATGATGGTCACGCTCAGTGTTGCTTTGAGATGGATCACGTCAAAGTTAAAATCCCCACAAATACTAAATGATACCCCTTATCATAGCTGGTGCCCTCACTGGAGCCCTCACATACACCTTTATGGGACAAAACCTAGTATCTTCCTCCGAAGCCAAACGCCTCATCAAGGAGGGGAAGATAAAGAAGGTGATTGATGTTCGCACGATCACTGAGTACCGTATGGGGCACTACCCCAAAGCACTGCATATCCCCGTCAGTAAGATAGATGAAAAGACAACCACAGAACTTCCCAAAAAGGGTTTACTCGTCTACTGCAATACTGGGCAACGGGCCAGATTTGCGGCAGAGAAATTGGAGGAACTTGGATTCGAAGATGTCTACTACATCGCTGGTCACTACTCATCCCTACTTTAACTTTACACCGAGAACCCTTCTCAACTTCTGAAGGATTGTGGGATCTGGAATAGCCCGACCCGTTTCATATGAACTTATGATACCCGCATTCACACCCACCGCGATTGCTAAATCTTTTTGTGTTTTGAAACCTTTAGCAATACGCCCCTGTTGAATCATCTTCGCCATGGAAAGTGATACCTTCTTATGTGTCCCCAGCTCTTCATCCTCCAACTTTTGCTCCTTCGTGCGCTCGTAGTGCTTCGGAGGTGGTCGCTGGTTAGCGGGGGCAGCTTTTCCATGGATGATAACTGGATTCCAGTCCTGATGATTCATCTATCTATATAAGTCGCTTCGTTTTTAAGAGACTTTCCAAACGTTCCTTTTCCTTTCTCATGAATATAGTGAGTTGATCAACTTTACCCTTCAATGTCACCTGCCCGTGCTGTTTGAGGGATGAAACATTCTCGACACGTACCAGGTCTACACAGGAAATCTTTGAATCGGGTGTCTTGCTATGGTGTACAGCTAGTACGGCGGCATCTCTCTTCACATCCTTAGGAAGTTCCTCTCCTTCGTAACACACGATGACATGCGCACCTGGGTATCCACTCCCATGCATCCACCAGTGCTTGGGGTCACTCGTGGTCGTGAGGTGGTCATTTTCTTTTGCGGATTGTCCGACACGGATGGGTATATTACCCGAGGAAGTGTATTCTAACATGTGTTATAAAAAACTACAGTCCTTATATATGATGCGTGTCACCCTCACCCCCAGTCCATCCATCACACACAAGTATAGAGTTATTCTTCCAAATAGGCGAGCTATAGATTTCGGTCAGAAAGGTGTTCAGCATTACCCAGACCATGGTAACGCCCGTCTCATGCGTGCACATCTTATTAGGAAGGGGGCGATCATTCCTAAGAAGTTACGTATTGAGACAAACCTTCACGAAATTCACCGAGGTATGCTCAGTGTCGAAGAAAGTGAGGAGGAGGATTGGGATGATTATTTCAGGGCTGACTATTGGGAACGATGGATGCTCCTGTCCTACCCCGATGTCAACAAGGCCAAACTTTTCATGACGATGACCAAGGGTGTCCTTTTCATACCAAACGCG